CCCCTTATTAGTAGTCCTATCCGGCAATTCCCTGGCTTTCCGCTGTCTGATTTAAGCGTTCACGGTTTATGCATGCTGGCCCCGTAAGTCGCTTTCACGCGGGCGGGACCAGTTAGCAAGCCAGGGCGTAGTTCCGCGGTGCCGGCCGCAGATGGAGGAATGAACGCCCCGCTTTACTCTTTGACGTAGCCAGAGACTTCCGCAAGTGCGCAATAGAAACTGACGGCTTGAACGGAACTTCAGCGCTGGCTACGTCAAAGAGCCACGCCGAAGCGGGACTGAGCTACTTACGCCGCTGCTTCGACGTCGATCTGCGAACGCACCTGGTCGAAGAACGCATCGGCCGCATGCTTCAGGCTGTCGGTCGGCGTGATGATCTGCGCAAGCGCGAACAGGATGTCGGCTTCGAGCTGGTCGGCAACGATGTGCTTGCCCTTCGCGTCGAGCGTGGCGCCGTTGCCCGGCGTCGGGCCGCCAGTCGGGTTCCCCGTTGTCGAATCCGTAACCGGTGGCTGGAGCGGGTTCAGCGTCACCGGATCAGCTACCGCCGAGTCGGCTACGGATGCAGACACAGAGGGTGTTGAACCAGCCGGATCGTCTTGGCTCGCCGCAGTCGGGGCAGCGGTCGAGCCCTGGACGTTTCCCGCGTCAGTGCCATCGGTAGATGTGTTCGTCGTCGACTGTGAAGCACTTGCACCCACAGTCGCAGCAGTCGTATCGATAACCGACGTAGCGGCAGGCGTCAGGACCGTCGACGTATTCGAATCCGTGACGGTCGAAGAAACGTTTCCCAGGTCTTCACCGCTGACAGATGGTGCGGTGCCATCCTGCGTGCGGGTCGACGGTGCGCCTTGCGTCAGCGAGGTCGTAAGGTCGGTTTGGGTCGACGCCGGATCCAAAGACGGGGTATCGGCCGGTGTGTTTGTCGAGCCAGATGAAGCCAGTTCGACAGGGGCCGAGGCAGACGTATCGAGCTCCCCCGAAGCACTCGCCGCGACGGGCGGCTCGGCGGTGATCGGTGTCGAGGCGTCGACGAGCGTGAAGTCAGCTTCGTTCGCGAAGTCGCGAGCCGGTGCTTCGAACACGTCGCCGGTCAGGTTGTTTTTGATGCGTGCCATGTTGCTTACTCCAGAGTTGCGAAAAGAGAACCGGCGCAGCGCGCCGGGGTTGGCGCTTAAGCGATGTCGTCTTCCACCATTTCCGGCGCTTCGATCGGCTCGAAGTCGTCATCCTTGGCGCGCGAAGCGCCGCTGAAGCTGTCACCGTCGCGATAGAACTGAATGCCCATCAGGCCGCAACGCATGCCGGAATTGGCGCCCGCCTGTGCGTAGATCTCAATGGTCGCGTTGACGTAGCAACCGGCGTAGATGCGGCCTTCCTTACCCGGCACCCATTTGCCGTCCTTGCCAAGCAACTTTGCTGGGCGTGTCGGATCTTCGTCGGACGGCAACGAGTCCATCAGCAGCGGTTTGCCGTCGGCGGCTTTGCGGTGGCTCGCGATGTACATCATGTCTTCGAAGCCGTCGTAGTCCTTGGCGTTGCCGTCGCAATAACAAAACTTGTTGGAGTTGCCGCGAATGCTCGTGAGAATCGCATCCGCCTTCTTTTGCCACACAGTAGCGGCCTCACCCTTGATCGCGGCCTCGATTGCCTTGGCGTTGTCGCTGCCCGGTTCGATCAGGAAGGTGGCGCTATGGCGGAACTTGCCGTCGCCAGCTTCATATTCCTTGGGATCGATCAGCGTGTCACAGAATGCGATGCGAACGTTTTTCAGTTTTACTTTGGTGCCCATGATGTTTATTCCTTGAAGTAAGCCGGGTACTGCAGGCGGACACGCGCGATTGCGGCTTCGATAGTCATTTCGCGCTGCAGCGGGTCCGTAATGTTTTTCGCTTCGTGTGCCGCCCGGGCAAGGTACATGCGCGCGTCGGGCGGCAATAACGCGCTGAGTACATGAGGCATGCTGAAAGCCGACATGGTGGTCATTTGTCCAACTCCGCAATAAGGGCGTCGGCCTGCGCGACAGCACCTTGCGCAAAGTCGGCGGGTTTGACATCGGCATCCGCCGACTTGATCAGCAGGGCGTGCAGCGTGGCAACTGCGATCCGGTCGCGGCGTGCCTTGCTGCGCAGCGTCTGCGTGCGGATATGGTCGTCACGCTCTTTCACCTGCCGGATTGCCTGCGTCTGATTCGTACCGCTAGCGACCAGCGCAGCGACGATTTCGCGATCAGTCAGCACAGATCACCCCCATCGTCTTCGGTCACCACATCGAAGTCATCGGACGGCGGTGCGATAACCAGCGCCGGGCGCTTGTCGGATTCAGGCGCCACCGATGGCGAGCCGTCGCGCTGGGTGATCAGCGTCTCCACCTTCTTCCAGCGGCGCGGCGATTCCTTGGCGAGCAGCTTGTCGGCCTGCGTCGGGCTGATCAGCTTGAAGTTGTACATCTGCTCCTGCTTGAGTCGCATCGACTTGAGCAGCGCTTCTGCCTCTTCCGTGCTCGACCACTGACGGTGACCGCGTCGACCCTGCACAAGCTTCACACCGGGTACCACGTTGCCGTTCAGCAGTTCGTACTCGATGCGGCCGCGCACGGCTTTGGCCCACGAGTCGATCAGGTCGAGCGATTCGTAGATCGAGCCCATTTCATCGTTCGTGAGCAGATCCACGACCAGCGCCGCGCCGTCTTTCGTCAAATCAGCGATATCGTCGAAGTCAGCACCGATCGTTTCTTCGACGTGCTTCGCGAGTGCCGGGCACACCGCTTTCGCCTTGCAGAATCGACACTGCTTTTCACCAGGGTTGAAGTCACTGAGCACGAGCGGAGCGAAGTCGATCGAGTCGATGTACATATGACCGTCATCGGCTGCGGGCTTCGCGACGGTTGCGACCCATTCCTGCAGTGCGGCCGGTGTGATCTCCCATTCGCTCGGTTTCTCGCTGACGCGCGGCTGGTGGATCACGATGCGCACGTTCGTGAAGTCATAGAAGTCCGCGTGCTCGTGCCGCGCGCCGTCGGCGTAAATCATCCCCTGATAGTTCTCGACCGCCGTCACTTCGACACTACGACCGTACTTCAGGTCGATTACGCAGATCTCGGCACGTCCGTCGGGCCACACGGCGATCAGCACGCAGTCGCTGGTACCCTTCGCGCCCTTCTCGCCTGTGATGTGCTCAATCGACAAACGCTGTTCGATGAACACTTCGACCGTGGCGCCGGTCAGCTTGTACGCTTCGATGCGCTCGCGCACACCGTCGACATACATCTGGACATACTCGGCCCGCTCGTCGTCGACTTCGAACTCGCGTTCGCCGACCTTGATAACGCGGCCCATGTAGGCGACCGCATCGTTGCCGGCGTCAAGACACCACTTCGCCAGCTCGTGACTCGCCGTGCCGTCGTCCGCAAACTCGCTGCTGTCGTCAGGCTGACCGAGTTGTGCGGCCGTGGACGCCTTGCAGGCAATCCACGTATAGGCCGACGAAGGCGAGAACAGCGCGTGGACGCGTTCTTCAATGATCTCGCTCATGGCTTGACCGCAGCCTTCCGCGTCGTCGGCTTCTTGCCTTTCGGCCAGCCAGCGGCAACGAGATCCGCAACGATGTTCTGCACAACCGGGACCGTACGATCTTCCGGCGTGGGTGCGCCGCTGATGTACTTGGCGAATTCAGGCGCGCGTTCCGCCAAAGCCTTGACGGTCGTGCAGCTATAGGCCAACCCTTTAACCTTCTGGCGCAGCGCGTTACGTACATCCGATTGAGCGCCCGCAGCTTTTGCCATGCCTTCGAGTTCCGCCCACAGCTTTTTATCGGCTTTGAGCAGTTTGTCGAACTCGTTGCGGTCTTTGTGCGCCACCATGCAATTTGCGAGAACCCCCGGCAACGTGGCGTAGACCTGAACCTGAACCTGAAACCAGTCCGGGTACGCTTTCAACGCGGTGGCGACACCAACGGGCAGTTTCGACAGTGCGAATTTCTGAACCTTTTCACGCGCTTGCTCGTTGTAGTCAACGTGCGGCACGTCGTCCATCACTGCCGAAATGAACGCGTTGCGGGCGTAGGTGGTGAGACGGGCGCTCATTTCGCCACCTCGTCGACGCTGGTGCTACAAGTGACAGTGGCAAGCAACGCCAGCAGTTGCGGATAGAAGCGCAGCGCGGACTTGCCATCCATGTCGGCGATTTCCTTCTGCGTGAACGTCGGCCACTTCGCAAAGGGGTGGCACTGGCATCCGGCGCGCAAATGATCGTCGGTGATCGTGAGCGTATAAGCCAAGCCCATAATGACAACGGGCGTTTTGCTGCATTTTTCGGAGACCCACGCGTCGCCGTAGACCTGCGCGTTGCCGGAGACCTGCGCGTCGCCGTAGACCTGCGCGTCGCCGGAGACCCGCGCGTTGCCGGAGACCCACGCGTTGCCGGAGACCCGCGCGTTGCCGGAGACCTGCGCGTCGCCGTAGACCTGCGCGTTGCCGGAGACCTGCGCGTCGCCGTAGACCCGCGCGTCGCCGTAGACCCGCGCGTCGCCGTAGACCCACGCGTTGCCGGAGACCTGCGCGAGGTTTGT